CAGATTAAATGGAGACGGCTATGGCGGTTCAGAATGGCAAAGACCTGCTGATCAAGGTCGATATGGTGGGCGACGGTCAATTCGTGACAGTGGCGGGCCTGCGCGCGACGCGGATCAGTTTCAACGCTGAAACCGTAGATGTGACCTCGCTGGAAAGCGTGGGCGGCTGGCGCGAGTTACTGGCAGGTGCCGGGGTGAAGACGGCGGCGATTTCGGGATCGGGGGTGTTTCGTGATGCCAACACCGATGCCCGCGCGCGCCAGATCTTCTTTGACGCGGAAATGCCGGGCTTTCAGGTGGTGGTGCCCGATTTTGGCATTGTTGAGGGGCCTTTCCAGATCACCTCGATCGAATATGCGGGCAGCCACAACGGCGAGGCGACTTACGAGATGTCGCTGGCCTCGGCGGGGGCCTTGACCTTCACGGCGCTGTGATGGCGAACCCTTACGCCGGAGAAGTGGCGGTCTTGCTGGACGGCCAGCGGCATGTGGCCAAGCTGACCCTTGGGGCGCTGGCCGAGTTGGAGACGGCGCTGGAAACGGGGTCGCTGTTTGATCTGATCGAGCGGTTTGAGGGTGGGCGGTTTTCAAGCCGCGACGTGCTGGCACTGGTCGTGGCAGGTCTGCGCGGTGGCGGGTGGCAGGGGTCGGCGGCGGATCTGCGCACTGTGGAAATCGGCGGCGGGCCAATGGCCGCGGCGCGCGCTGCGGCGGAACTGTTGGCACGCGCGTTTGCGCTGCCGGGTGAGGTATGACGCTGATCGACTGGCCGGGTCTGATGCGGGCTGGCCTGAGCCAGTTGCAACTGCCTCCCGATGTGTTCTGGCACCTTTCGCCGATAGAATTGCGGATCATGCTGGGGGCAGAGGCAACAACGCCCCCCCTGACGCGGGCGCGGCTGGATCAGCTGGCGGCGGCGTTTCCTGACAGGGTGAAGGGTGTGGATGATGGCGGACATAGCTGAGTTACAGGACCAGATTGCGGCGTTGGAAACAACGTTGGGTGGCACAATGGGGATGGTTTCGGCCTTTGAGGGTGAGCTGTCGCGGATGCGCGACAGTCTGGTCTTCACCGGGCGCGAAGTTGGGGTGCTGTCGAACGGCATCGGCGGCGGTTTACGGCGGGCGTTCGATGGCCTGATGTTTGACGGGTTGAAGCTGTCGGATGCGCTGAAAATGGTCGCAAAGTCGATGATCGACACTGTTTACGGCATCGCAATGAAGCCGATTCAGAACGCGCTTGGGGGCGCTGTCGCCAGCGGGTTGCAGGGGCTTTTGGGCGGGCTGATGCCGTTTGAGAAGGGCGGCTCGTTTTCCCAAGGCCGGGTGATGCCCTTCGCCAAGGGCGGTGTCGTGACACAGCCGACCGGGTTTGCCATGCGGGGCGGGCGCGGGTTGATGGGCGAGGCAGGGCCAGAGGCGATCATGCCGTTGGCGCGCGGGGCCGATGGGCGGCTGGGCGTGCAGGCAGCGAGCGGAGGGCGCGCAGTGACAGTGGTGATGAACATCACAACGCCCGATGTGCAGGGCTTCCAACGCAGCCAGACCCAGATTGCGGCGCAGGCGCAGCGGTTGCTGGCGCGCGGCCAACGGAACCGGTGAGGTAGAGCCATGGCATTTCACGAAATCAGATTCCCGACCAATGTCAGTTTTGGTTCTTTGGGTGGGCCAGAGCGGCTGACGGAAATTGTGACGCTGGCCAATGGCTTTGAAGAGCGCAACACGCCATGGGAGCATTCGCGTCGTCGTTATGATGCGGGTTTTGGCTTGCGGTCTTTGGACGACCTGGAGGTGCTGCTGGCATTCTTTGAGGCGCGCCGCGGGCAGTTGCATGCGTTTCGCTGGAAGGACTGGTCGGATTACAAATCTTGCCGTCCGTCTCAGGATATTTCGCCGCTGGATCAGCGTATTGGCGTGGGTGACGGGGTGAAGACGGCGTTTCAGCTTTCGCGGCTTTATGCCTCGGGTGAGGCGTCTTATCAGCGGCCCATCCTGAAGCCGGTGGCCGGAATGGTGCGGGCGGCAGTGGGATATGATCCCAAAGTTGAGGGAGATGAGTTTTCGGTCGATGTGACCTCTGGCAAGATTACCTTTGCTGTGGCGCCAGACATTGGCGCGATCGTGTCGGCAGGATTCGAGTTTGATGTGCCCGCACGGTTTGACACCGATCGCATCCAGACCTCAGTCGCGTCGTTTCGCGCGGGCGATGTGCCGAACGTGCCGATTGTCGAGGTGCGGCTATGAGCGCGCGTGATGACCTTTTGACTCATCTGGGGCAAGGCGTGACCACCACTTGTCGCAGTTGGTCGGTGAGGCGCAAGGACGGGGAGGTTTTTGGGTTCACCGATCATGACCGCGACCTGAAGTTTGATGGGCAGACGTTCAATGCCTGCACTGGGATGACGGCACGCGCCTTGCAGCAAACAACTGGACTCTCGGTGGACAATTCAGAGGCGGTGGGGGCGCTGTCAGATGCGGCGGTCGAAGAAGCCGATCTGATGGCGGGGCGCTTTGATGGGGCCGAAGTGCGCAGTTGGCTGGTGAACTGGGCCGAGCCTTCGCAACGTATCGAACAGTTTCGCGGCAACTTTGGCGAGGTGACCCGTTCTGCGGGGGCATTCAAAGCGGAACTGCGGGGGATGACAGACCGGCTGAACCAACCGCAAGGCCGGGTATTTCAGCGCGGTTGCGCTGCAGTGTTGGGAGATGCGCGGTGCGGCGTCGATTTGGGTTTGCCGGGCCATCGGGTGACCATTGCAGTGGCCGAATTTGACCCGATGGGGCGAATGGTCTTTGCCGGGCTGCAAGATTTCGCTCCGCAGTGGTTCGAACGGGGGCGGATTTCGGTGGTGAGCGGGGACGCTGCGGGGCTGGTTGGGATGATCAAATCGGACCGCTTCTACGGCGTGAAACGCATTGTTGATCTATGGCACGCGTTTGCCGCGCCTGTTCATGTGGGCGATCAGGTGCAACTGGAGGTTGGCTGCAATCGCTCTGCCGCGATGTGCAAAGGCAAGTTCACCAACTTTCTGAACTTTCAGGGCTTTCCGCATATTCCGGGCGAGGATTGGCTTGCGTCTTATCCGGTTTCAACCCGACCGAATGACGGAGGGAGCCTTGGCAGATGATGACAGGTCAGGTTTGCGAACACTGGGCCGTTGATATGGCACGCGGCTGGATCGGTACACCGTACTTGCATCAGTGCAGCACGCGTGGGGCAGGGACGGATTGCCTTGGCTTACTGCGCGGGGTGTGGCGTGAGCGGTTCGGGGCAGAGCCTGAAAAGGTACCCGCATATTCTGCCGACTGGTCGGAACCCTCTGGGCGCGAAGTTCTATTGGCAGCAGCTTTACGTTGGTTGAACACGAAGGATCTGACGGCAGAGGCTGAGGGTGACGTTTTACTGTTCCGCATGCGCGCCGGCGCGGTTGCCAAACATCTGGGCATTGCAGGGCAGGTTGGCGCGCAAGCCTCGTTCATCCATGCCTACACAGGTCATGGCGTGGTGGAAACCGCCCTAACCGATCCGTGGCGACGCAAGATCGTCGCACGTTTCAGCTTTCCATAAAGGAGCCCTTGATATGGCCACCATCCTGTTATCCGCCGCTGGCGCCGCAATCGGGTCCGGGTTTGGCGGTACCGTTCTGGGTTTGTCCGGGGCGATGATCGGCCGCGCCGTCGGTGCCACCTTGGGCCGCAGCATAGATCAGCGTGTTTTGGGCGGAGGCTCCGACGCGGTCGATATTGGCCGGGTGGAGCGGTTTCGCCTGATGGGGGCCAGTGAAGGCGCGGCAGTGCCACGCCTTTGGGGCCGAGTGCGGGTATCAGGGCAAGTGATATGGGCGACGCGGTTTCAGGAAAATGTCGCGCAGTCTGGAGGGGGTAAAGGTGCGCCACGCGCCAGCACCAGCGCATATTTTTATACGGTCAGCCTTGCGATCGCACTGTGTGAGGGGGGGATCACCCGAGTGGGCCGGGTTTGGGCTGATGGCAATGAAATTCAGCCCGACAGCCTGAACTTGCGGGTGTATCGGGGCGGTGCAGATCAATTGCCCGATCCGAAGATCCAGGCTGTCGAAGGTGCTGGCAACGCAACTGCATACCGCGGCATCGCCTATTGCGTGATCGAAGATCTTGATTTGTCCCCGTTTGGCAACCGGGTCCCGCAGTTCTCTTTTGAAGTGATCCGTCCTGCGCAAGGTATGGCCGCGTCTGGGCATCCTGATCTGTCCAAGATCATCCCGGGCGTTTGTCTGATTCCGGGGACGGGCGAGTATGGGCTGGCAACCACTCCCGTGCATTACGCTATGGGGCCCGGGATCAACCGGTCGGCAAATGTCAATTCAGCGTCTGGCAAGACGGATTTTGTCACGTCACTGGAGCAGTTGTCCGATGAGTTGCCTGGGACAAAAGGCGTTTCGTTGGTGGTATCTTGGTTTGGCAATGACCTGCGCTGTGGTCACTGCGATATCCGGCCAATGGTCGAACAAGCGGTGAATGAAGGCGTCGGCATGCCTTGGCGCGTATCGGGCCTGACACGGGCGGCTGCTGCTGTGATGCCGCAGCTCGACGGTCGGTCGATCTATGGGGGGGCGCCAACTGATCAATCGGTCATAGAAGCGATCCGTGCCGTGAAGTTGGCTGATAATGAGGTTACGTTTTACCCCTTCGTTCTGATGACGCAGCTGGCAACCAACACCCTAACAGACCCTTGGACGGGAATGATTGGACAGCCCATGCTGCCATGGCGAGGGCGGATCACATTGGACGCAGCCCCCGGTCAACCTGGCAGCAATGACCAGACTGCAGCGGCGGCGGCCGAAGTGGCTGATTTCTTTGGGGACGCGTTGGCCGCACATTTCACCCGCTCAAGCGAAGTGGTCAGCTATAGCGGCCCAGTGCAATGGCGCTATCGCCGATTCATTCTGCATTATGCGCATCTTTGCGCAGCCGCTGGCGGCGTGGACGCCTTTTGCATCGGGTCTGAAATGCGGGCCTTGACCCAGATTCGCGGCGCGAGCGACAGCTTTCCGGCAGTCGCCGCTTTGCGCCAACTGGCCGCCGACGTGCGTGCCATTCTGGGGCCAGCGACCAAGATTTCCTATGCCGCCGACTGGTCGGAGTACTTTGGCCAT